TTATTCGTGTGTTGCATGCCGTTCCTTTTTAAACAGCTTCTTATGGCTTCGCAGGGGGGACAGTCTAACTGGTACTAACTGACCATGAGCATCAAACATAACGTCAGAACGAACAGCTGCCGTCTTCTCAAAGTGTTCCTCTTGGTGACAATCGAAGCAAAGATACTCTAAGTTGTTCCAGTTAAGCGTGATGCTTGGGTCATTGATGTTGTCTGCTGTGATGTAGTGCTTGTGGTGGACGATGTAGCCGGGCTTGATGATACCTCGCTTCAAGCAGCGCTCACACAATCCACCGACACTGGCAATGTAGGCGGCACGCGTCTTCTTCCACTCTTTACTGTGATAGAAAGGCTCGCTGATCTCTCGTGGTACCATGGCCATCGTATCCACCTCCCAATGACATATTAAAAGAGCCGGCCATCATGACCGACTCAAAATATAGAAGGTATAAGATCAATCAGCTGCGTTGTTGCGATGTCCTATCCTTTCGATACTACCATGATAACAATATTACAGAGGGTATATGCGACAGGAATGCGACAACTTCACCATCCAAGCTCGTCAGCTAAAGTCTCCATGAAATTTCTTCGAAGCCTTTGAACTGATCGAACACTGACATGAAACTTCAATGCAATCCCATTTACTGTAAGACTTGGGCGATCTTCAAAATACAGCTCTGAAACAATCCCGGTAGCTAACGTTGGAGACTTATTAATGGTTCGCTCAACGGCTGCCTTTTGCTGTTCCAAAACCCATAAACGTTTGTCACTTGCTAAATGAATCGGTAGCACGTCAGAACTGTTGATCCCATTAGTTTTTCCACCCCCTATATTTTCATCTTGCTCGTGCCAGGCATACATTAGTGCTTCTCGACGGTCTCGCACATACTGAGTAATATGTGGATAATCTCTCAATACTTGTTGCAGATGACGGTAGGTTGCTTGGTTCATGAATCCACCTCCAGATAATTCGTCAGTCTAATGACTTTTCCGCCGATGGCTCGAGCAATATAAATTGCTTGATCATGGTTATTCAGAGGCTTTGGCTTTGAAACTAACACGACCTTCTTCATTTCTAATTTGGGAAACAATGATCCCCACATTGCCCACTTAACAAACATCTCACCGACCTTCACCCCCCACGGTCCTTTGTCATTGACATATGGATCGTTTGGCGTCGGATACCTTCTAGCTGCGTTCATTTTTCCGCTTCCTTCGTTTAATTTGATGCGTCTTCGACAGAAGTCTAGCCAGTTCTATACCACTACGAGTAACTTGCTTATCGGACGAAATTAGATGCTTCTCATTCATGATCAAAAACTCTGCGTCTGTGACGAGTGCAAGATTGGTAATGCTGAAATTCAACGAGTTGCCATCCAAAAAAACAGTTTTGTAACCTTGGGGAATTGGGCCATACGCCTCTTCCCAAATCCGTCTATGATTTGGCTTCCATTTTCTCTCGGACTGTTTCACCACCACAATTGGCGCACGATTTGGCCGATCCTTTGAACGAGTTTCGTTCTTTTTAACAGTGCCAATCGCCATTCTTTTATGGAGGTCGTGATGTGAAGATGACCTTCTTGGATCTGCCTTGCCAAAATATTTTTGATATAAACCTGATTTAATGTTGTTTCTGATGTTTAAGGCATGAACTTTCTGCACTGTTAACTGGATGCCCCAGTTCTCGTGAACCATATTTGCTATTTCTGCCGCCGTGTGACCAGGCACGAAGTTTTTATAAGTCTCAAGCTGCTTGTCATCTAAGAGCCTAGACATATCGCCAACCCCTCACCCGTCGTGTTTTGATACCAGAATTCAACCGATTGAGAGTTTGATTAACTTTAAGAAGCTTATTCCGCTGTTCTCTAACTGGATCAATCTTGACATCTGGCTCGCTATTATCGATGATTTCAGCAGCATAGACATGGTGTCGATGTCCCCAGTTTCGAATCTGTCGTGAAGTCAGATTCATTTCGAACTCAAAATTGATTTGTTTTGTTGCCTCAGTCCATGTTCGTCCAGGAATGATTTGTTTAGCTCTGTGTTCTTCTTCCAAAGTGAACAAAGCGTTTCGACGCCAATATTCAGTGTCGTACACCGTCAAGTGCTTTCCCATTTTCAGTCACCTCATTCATTTGCAACACTCGTGGCATTGTTGGATCAGCGGACTCATTATTCTGATAAGCAACCTGAGCACTTAGAATGGTTCGGGCATTTCCGATAATCTGCGTTGCAATTTTGGAAATTCCGTCAGCCCGTCGAAGTTCTTGCTCTAGTGGCTCACCCTCTAGAGTGTCATTATTTAATCGTTCCATCTCACTGAATAAGTGATTATTTAAGTCGTCTAAAGTATTGTGTGTTTTCATCATTTCAAGTCACTCCTCAATTAGTTTCATGGCTTCCTCAGCCGACCGGCATACACCGTAGATCACAGGGAAACGTTGAATAAACTCTGCAAAACGTTTCTGATCAGGCCGTAATCTACCAGTTTCATTCTTGACTTCCACCAAGATTAGCCGCCCATCACTGTGCCGAAATCCTGTTAGGTCTGGCCAGCCCTTTGGCGGCCCTGCTATGAACATTCGACCATCAACAGTTTTGACACTGCCGCTATTGGTGCGAATGATTGTGCACCCGTGTGCCGACAAAGCAACTCGAATGTCATTCTGTATTTTGGCTTCTGCTGTCATTAGTTAACCCCATGAACGTGGTCACTTGTGGTCACTAGCAAAAATTGCCTCTATGCTATGTGGCTCTTCGCTTCAAGTGCTCGTGGGCACGTGGTCACTAAGCTCATTTTTAGTGACCACGCTCTGCCCACAGTGACCACACCTTCTTCTACTTCTTCTTATATCCACGTGTCGAAACACCGTCATTTTGCCTTAAGGTTTACACTTAGTTTACACTAATAAAAATAGGCTTATCCCTTGTGGCTCTAGTAATTGGTCCTCGGTTTACAGGTTTACACTTGTTTCAAACTTTTCTCTGTTCTCTGTTATATATACATTTTTTATTTTTCTTAAGAGAATTAGTGTAGTAGTGTAAACCACCAAGCTGAAACCTTTGATATCATTGATCTGAATCAGGTTTACAGTAATCCAAAATTAGTGTAAACCAGTGTAAACTTCTGATCCTTCTACTTCCGTCGATAACCCCGAATCGAAACGTTGTCATCTTTTTTGTACCCTGGCTTCCAATCGCGCCGATTGTCCATCACATACTTGATCTTCTTTGCAAGCTGTCGGTTACCAACCAAGTCATCAACACCTAACAGTCGAGCCAGCTCTTTGCTCGTAATGAAGTCGCTTGACCAGGTCGACAGATTTCGATCGATTTCATCTTCAACAGCATCGACATACATAAAGTTCTCGCGGTGTTTATCCAACTGATCTGCTTCCTCACGGTTCATTCCAAAGTCAAAACCGGCCTTGTAGTAACTCACAAACTCACCCCAAAGCTGTTGGACGATGTTCTTATCCATATCAGTCACAGGATGAAGTTTCTGTCGATCCAAGTCTGCTAACACGGGTAAGAATCGTCGCTCGCCTGTTTTGTCTTTCAAATAGGTGTATTCATTAGTGGTTCGCGCAAGAACAAACGACTTTGCTCGCCGCTCAGGCCGACGATTATATGGTGATCGAAATTCGAGTTGCTCAGCTGAAACAAACTTCTTCAAGTCTTCGAAGCTGCTGTTACTACTCGCTGTCATCTCGTCATCATTGACGATTAACGCCCGCAACATGATTGCGTAGCTGTCTTTGTCCCGAAAGTCAGTGAACTGATCCGTGTAAAACTTGCCGCCCATCTTCTTAAGCAGGGTTGTCTTCCCAGCCCCTTGACCACCAACGAGGTCAAGCACATAGTCAAACTTCATGGTTGGCTGAAAGACCTTGGCTACCGCTCCTACAAAGAAAAGCTTAGTAATCGTCGTTGTAACATCCGATTGATCTGCTCCCAGATAATTTGGCAAAAACGTTTCAACACGACTCTCGTGATCCCACGCCAGAAACGCCTTCTCCATGTATTCTTTGACCGGATTGTAAGCATTATCACGAGATACTTTGATCAAAGCAGAATTGAACACTTTGTCATTGAATAACACGTGGTACTTGCCTTCCAAGTAGTCTAGTGAGAGCGATACATAATCATCAACCATTTGGCCCTTGCTGATGTGAAGACTTTGGATTGCCTTGATCACATCCACTTCATGCGTGAACTCGTTATATGCAAATGTCTTCATCATCAGTGGATCATGTTCGAGTGCTAACACCACATTACGAATACTATTTGGTCGGATATAACCATCTTTGTTGAGTGAAAATGCAATTGGCATTGGTTTGACATTACTTTGCATCGCCTGCAATTTCTTCATATCATCAGTAAGCAATCTTCTCTCGCCTCCGAATCTCTTTCTTAACCATCGACTCAAAGGTGCGATCAAATTCTTTGCCATCAAGTGACTTAGGTGTGTTGTCATTTGCTTGTTTTGCAAGTGCCAGAACAGCATCAACGCTGACATCGCGGAATAACAAACCACCAACAAATGCGGCCAGCGCATTATTACGACCACCCGTTTCACCTAAACCGTTAACAACCTGCTCAAACAATTCTGCAGTTGCCGATTTTTTTACTGGTGCACTCAATGCTTCTGGCTGGTATTTCGACTCTGTGAACTTCTGTTTTGTCAATTCAGCAATTAATCCATCACTGGCTTCAACTATTGAGTGTTTGCAATCCCACTTGTATTGGCCTTTTTCCGTGCGGCTTGGCGCCACCATGGTGTAGTTATTGGTGTGCGCTTTGATGTCAACACCAGGCAACCAGCCAATGATCTGCGGAATTTCAACACCGTCCGGTTTTAGATAAAATATCTGCATGCCGCCGCCCGCCGTTGTTTGCGATAGCGTATCCTCAAAGTATTCAGGGTGTTCAAAGGTGTTGAACGACAGGAATCCGTCAGCACCATCATCATGCTGGTCAATATCAACCACGAAATGATGAACTGTTCGCAAGGCAATCTGCGCCTGTGGATGCGTTGTCCAGAACCGCTTGATTTCATCAGCCGTCATTGCTGGGCGATCGGCAAATTCAATCATTGGTTTTTTTCGGTGCATTGGTAACACATAGAAGCCTTTTTCTGCATAAGCAACCGCATAATTAATCAGATTATCCATGCCTGCCGCTCCTTTCTAACGGGCATCGCACCCGTCCGGTGGTCTAATGACACTGCATCAACAAAATTAGAACGGTATGTCGTCGTCAGAAAGCTCTGGTGTAGCAGGTTGATCGGTTGGATCAAAATCATAATTCTTATACGGATACTGTGGGTTCTTCTTGTTCTCGCGACTGCTGAAGTGCAAGATGATCACTTTACCTTTGGCGGGCAGAAAAGCATCGACCAGTGTATCGATGGTCTCCCAGTCGGCATCTTTGAGCGTGATGCCAACTGCATTTGCCAACCGAGCGACCAGCTTGATGTGACTAGCGATGACACTTTGCGGAATCGCTTTGCCTTTGGACGAAACCTCATCGAAATTGAACATGTTGCTGTCCTTGTATCCAGAATGTTCTCCTTCCAAAACTTCCAATTGGATTCGGAAACCATCGTAGCCGCCATCAGTGACGAAGTGATCTACGTTGCTAAGAACGACTTGATAATCACCGTCTGGCAACAGATCATAAGATGTTGGTTTGTCCTTTGTTGCATCAAATCCATCAAGTGCTTGCTTGGCATTTTCTAATAGTCCCATGTTTATTTCTCCTTAGTTTTGTTTGAAACAGTCTTGGTTGCGACAGTGTTATTTGCGTCTTGTTCTAAAGCACCGACTACATTTTCAAGAATCAGCAGAATCTTTGGATCATCAATCTGACTGCGATAATACTTCTTACGACGATCTGTCACCCGCCGAATGTAGCGTGCACCAACTCGTTTCGTCTGGATGACAAGATCACTGTTGCCGTTGATAACGTTGTAGTATTTGGTCTTCAGTGACGGTGCTTCATACGACTTGCCATCATCATCAACCAAGTCTGCAATCCGACTGATATAAACAATGTTCATTGACAGCGACTTCAGATCCATGACAAGTTCTTGCAATACTTGATTAAACAACGCATAGCCTTTGCCATACGGAATGTCTCCGAGAGTCTGAACACCATTGTCGACACAGATAGCTTGTTCGATCATAACAATCATGTCATCGATGACATCAAGCACCAACGTTTCATATCCCGGATTATTGTTTTCAAGTTCCAAAATAATCTCATCAAGCTGTTTGATCGCAGATTGCCTCAAGCCCTGCTTGCTTTTGATATTACGAATCTGAATGGATGGTGCTTGGTTTGCTAAAGCATTCCCATCAGTGTTTAAAAACAATGGGTTGGGAAAACGTTCGGCAAGGTAACTTTTGCCACTCATCGTAGCGCCCCAGATGAAGAAGTTCCGTGGGGTGTCGACTGGCGTTTGTGGCTTGTTGACAGGTAAAATTGACATATTAGATAAACCCCCGATTCTTTCCTTGAATGTAAGCCCAGCCTGGCTTATAACCAGCAAGTTTTGCATAGGCTTGTAACTCCTTCATACTTTTAAGCTGGTCTGGTCGTTTGTTGGCAACATTCATCGAAACATTGTTGTCCATCAGTTCATGAACAACGGCGAGACGTCTCTTAGTTTCCAGCTTAATGAGGTGAGCATCTTCAACCACCTCCAACTGATTCTCCTGGGCAAGTGTGGCACCACAGAACGGGCACGTTGACCCAGTACGATAAAAGGTAGCGAAACAAGCTGGACACACAGTTACTGGCTTGATTGGATCGCGATGCGTTCCAGTTTCTACATCTTCTCGACCAGCTAGGTGCCACTGTCGATTGTCTGTAGGCAACCCGAATCGGTTGACATTCGCGACATGGTCAATAATCACTGCTGTTTTACCTGGTCGCGGATTCATTGAACGCATAGCAAACTGCAAATACAAAGACAAAGATTGTGTTGGCCGTAGCATAATCACCACATCGACATTTGGTAAATCAATCCCCTCAGTGAACAACTCAGCATTCGTTAACACATCAATCTTGCCCTCACGATACGCAGCAACAATCCGATCACGCTCCTCCGCAGGTGTGGTGCCATCGACTGATTCAGCCCGAATTCCATTTACCAAGAACTCTTGGGCCAATCGCTTAGCTGATGCCACGTTGTACGTATACGCAATAGCTTGTTTACCTGATGCAAGTTTCTTGTAACTTTTGACTGCATCACCGTATATCTTTGGTTTCAAAGCTTCTTCAACGCTTGCATCATCAAACTCGCTTGTGCGTTTCGTTTTGAGCTTAGAGATGTCAATATCTGCAGGTGCATAATAGTCAACCGGGGCAAGGTATTTGTGTTCAATGAACCATTGAACAGACTGTCCTTGGATAAGATCGTCGGCAACAGCTTCAAAGCCATCTCCATTCATTCGCCAGGGTGTTGCCGTGAATAAAAACTTATAAGCATCGGGGTACCGTTCAATGATGCGCATGTATGACTTGGCCAGTGCATGATGAGCTTCATCAATGAATAAAACTGCTGGCGGTTCAAGTTTATCAAGCCGTCTAGTAATCGTTTGAACCATGCCGATAGTTGCCAAGTTCATGTTGACACCCCAACGACTGAAGGTCCGTTTGACCTGATCGACAATTTCTTTCCGGTGCACCATGAACATGATGTGATTGCCATTGTCAGTTGTACGTTTGGCAATTTCAGCCATGATGACAGTTTTACCTGTTCGCGGTGGTTGCTGAACAATAATTGACTGATGACCGGACTTCATTGACCGAATAATTCGGTCAATCGTGTTTTGCTGATAATCACGTAACGTCATTAGTCATCTGGGCTTTCATTGATGATGACAAGATGATCAATGCCAAACTTGACTAGTGCAGTCGTAATGTCAGCCATTGGCACACCTGTTTCTGTTGATACTTGCCGAATTTGTTCTTTGGTCTCGGGCGTGACATTCAGCATAGTGAAATACTTGTTGCGAGTTTGTTTTTGAATGATTAGCTTGTCCGATGCCGTTTCGTGAGTTTGATAAGGTTGACGATTACTCATAATATTTCCTCCTATTTTGTCCTTAGTGATTCGCTGTATCGAAGCTGCAAACCGACAATTTTTTCGCCGGCCTTGAGCTTCTTGAGCGCGGCCTGCTTGTCGACTTTGTAAACGGTCTCGACCTTAACGAAATCTGTCTGAACCTTTTTCGGATCATCGTTCATCACGCCCACGCTCGCAGTCTTCTGAACCCAAATCGTCCATAGAGGCGTCTTGATCTTCTGCTGTCCGGTTGTGTTCATGGCATCAACTAAGGACAGCTTTAGGCGCGCAATATTATTCTGGTAAGACTTTTTCCGTTCCTGAAGCCGTTTGATTTCCTGATCAATCGAGTCAACGTCAGCTTCTAAGGACTTGATCACCTGGACACAACCGACGGCTTTGTCTTCAATCGCATCTTTGATTGACTCAAGCGTATCGTGCAAAACGATTGAATCAATTTCCATGTCCTCGGCTTTGGCTAACAAGGTAGCGTATTTACTCTTAAGGTCGTATACTGGTGGCATAAGGTTATTTTCCTTTCGTTTTTTGATTGGTCGTTGATGTGGCTGCATCAGCGGCCTTTTCTTCGTCTTCTTCAATTTTCTTGATGAGCTCATCGAGTAAAAGCCATTCAGTACCAAGCCCTTGTGCATCGGAGTCATTATCTGCTGCTGCAAGAGCTAGTTCACTTGCCTTAGCTGTTCTACGACTGACTAAGTTTTTATAAATCGACTCTGCTTGGACATAAATCACATAGTCTAAAGCCATGTTTCTCACCTCCTTAAATTGAAAATGGGTCGTGTAGTTCATGCGGATCAGCCTTGACGAATAGATCGTAAACACGTTTTCGCCACTCGGCATTGTGTTTCAACAATGTCTGAGCAATCGGTGAATGCTCGCCGCGAATCACATCCAGCGTCAAACGATTGTGCTCGTTAAGCAGGTCACCGATGGTGTGTTCTGCGTTAGTCATTTATTTCCAACTCCTTCGTAAGATATGCGATAATCACTCCATAGGAGGTAATAGCATGAACACTTTTTTGATTTCTTATGACTTATCCAATCCGGGACAACGTTATGGCGATCTCTCAAAAAAGATTAAGTCTTACACCAAATGGGCAAAGCTTATGGAATCTTGTTGGTGCATTTGCACTGACGACAGTGCAAAGGTCGTTCGCGATAATCTTGAGTCTGTCATTGATGCAAATGATTCCATCTTTGTCGGCAAACTATCGGGCGAAGCGGCTTGGTACGGGATAACCAAAAATGTCACTGATTGGCTTCATAAGAACCTTTAACCGACTCGGTTAGCCCAACGTCCCGCTTGCTCTCACGCTTAAATGCACCACTACCAAGTTCAAAATTATCAATACTTGATAACGTTTCCTGAAGCTGCTTAGTTTGGTTCGTGGCCAGACTGAGCAGCTTTTCTAGTTCATCTAGATTCGTGCTGATATTCACTGCGCTCACCTCCTTAGCTAATCCATGTCTTCCAGTTACCTTTTCCAGCAAGGCAGTGTCCAATGATGACGCCAATCGCGATCAATATCAGATACCGCCAGAACGGAACCGTCGGCGTTACTAGTGTTTCAATAATGGCTGCCATCAGCGCCATCCTCCTTTTGTAATTTGATCAAGGTTGTCATCGAGCCACTTACTCATGGTGGTTGCCTTGAACAGATAGTCCCGATGATCAGCATCGTGCCATTGTAATAACGCACCAATCCGTTCAAGCTCATCTCGCTTCGGGATCAGAACATAATTCACAAAATCTGAGCGCCGATAGCCGTTTAACCGTTCTATGCAGTCCTTGACCTTCCAACGCTGCCCTTCTAGATAAGACCGTGCTCTTTCTACAGCGGCTTCAAACTGTTCAGGCGTAAATACTAAATAATTCGATTCATCCTCAATAACTTTGAATGATGGCATACCTTCACCTCTTTCTTTTTGCTAGCCTCCTTTAATATTCGTCATCCCACACGCGGTACTTGATGGCGTGATCCTTGACAACTGCCATGTAGATCTCAATAAGCCTCTTGTCATTCGCAATCACATCAACTTTGTTCGTCTTATTTCGCTTGGATAAAGATTGGCCTTCCCCAGCCATTCGGTTGCGTAGGTTGGTAAGCCGTGTACTCAAGCTGTATCCGCCTCGTTGTTCGACATCTTTGTAGATATCTTTCCATGTGGCTTGATAATCGTCTCCTCTCATATGTGCGATCTTAGTAATGATGTCCCGAGTTGCTCGGCGCCAGTCCATTGTGGAAATACTTACGATGGCACTGATGGCATCGACTTTGTGGTCGATTTGAGTTATCTTGCGTTCCTGTTCAGCCATGGCTTGAGCTGCCTGGATGGCAAACTGCGTTTGCGGGCTGAGACCTTGTAGATTGATCTGGGGCTTAGGATTGAAGTAATTCTCTTCGAGGCTGTCGAATACATCCCAGGCTGTGTCAGTGCCGATCATCTTCGAGTGTCGAGCGGCGCCGCGCTTGGTCCAGAGATACAAGGTACTTGCAAACTTGTTGATAGGTAGGTCAATATTTTTGACTTGGCTCTTGAACTCCTTGAGTGCGTTGCCTTCTAGCTTGATGTAGTGCACGCCGTCAATGAATTTGTCTCGGTTGTTAGCAAAATTGTTCTTGATCACATTAGTAGAAACTCCGTACAGTTCCGCTAGTTGGTCAGAGGTCAGCACCCGCTGGCCCTGATTCTAGATTGGTGTTAAATCGTTCAATGTGTTTCCTTCTTTCATAAATTTTCACGGTTCACCGGCTTCCGGAAGTGGGATAATCAAGTCATCAAGGAAGGAGGTGAATTTCATGTATCATACTGGCGATAAGCCGGGTGCCGGCAATTATAAGTGCACCAACTGTGGCGAGATCATCACTCTCGACCAGGCAACGGACACACTTCCACCGTGCCCATCGTGCAATGGCACCAACTGGGTAAAGCTTTAATCAGTAATGAGGTGGCTTAGGCCACCTTTTTGTGTTTAATAAACATGCATTTGCCCAAAATCATGATCCAACGGCAGGTAAACTTGCCTTCACAATTCGAATAGTTAGTCTTAAAAAATCCCGTTTTCATTACGACGCCTCCTTAACTGGGAACTTCGGTTTTTCCGAAGTTGGCGATAAAAAAATATCCCCAACCGAAATCCCTAAAGCCTTTGCAATAGCCTCTAAGTTCTTATAACTGGCTCCGCGAAGACGATCAATATCACGCTCATAGTTATTAATCGTTTTCACTGTTAAGCCAGACTCAGCCGACAGCTCATTGACTCGCATGTCTCGAATTCCGCGCCATTGACGAAGCGTGAATTTCTCAGATTTTTCGTTCATTACTGTTTTCTCCTTTCGTTCTTTATGTCTATATAATACAGTTCGGTTTTTCCGAAGTCAACAATAAAATTCTGTTTTTCCGAAATTAAATTCGGGAATATATTTCCGTTTTTCCGAAGTGGTGGTATACTGTTCCTATAGAAATAAGGAGGAACTCGACATGTTTGCAAAAAATCTAAAGTATCTGCGCACAAAACGCGGCTATGATCAGCAGACATTCGCTGAAATGATCCACCGAAGCGTTTCTACCGTCAGTGAATGGGAGTCTGGTAAGTATACTCCAAAAGCGGGAATCCTTGCTGATATTGCCAATATGTTCGGTGTAAAGTTAGACGACATGATGAATAAAGACTTGTCGAAGAGTGCTGACAACACCGTGATTGAGAAAACTACAAATACAATGCGGAAACTCCACCCTGAACGTCAGCAAAAAGTCTACACGTACGCAGAGAAACAGCTCAATGAACAGCAAAATCCAGACAACGTTGTCAGCTTAGATGAAGCACGTGTAGAACGTAATCTCGATGAACCAGAGTTCAATGTTGAGGTTGATGGTATTGTGGCCGCTGGATATGGTGCCTTTAATGATGATCGCGATGAACCAATGGACACAGTTAAGATTCCAGACAGTGCTATTCCGTCTCACTACGATTACTGTTTTAAAGTTGTCGGCGACAGTATGCATCCTACCTATGATGATGGTGAGTTTGTCTTTGTTCAAAAAACACAAGATGTTACTAACGGCATGATCGCGGTAGTTGATATTGATGACATGACATTCATCAAAAAACTGATATTCGAGCAAGATCGTCTGTGCCTTCGGTCATTGAACGATGACGTAGATGAAGAAACTGGCGAACGTATCTACCCGGACTTCTACGCTGACGACACAGACAATATTGAAGTGATTGGTAAAGTTGTCGGATCATACGCATTTAAATAATCTTACGTCCAAACCCTGATCGACGTTAAAAGCTGGATTTTTTGGAGGGATTCATTATGAAAAAGAAATTGTCAGTACAACATTTTTTGCTGGTGCTGGGCACAGTTTTGGTAGCTGCAATCGCCATATTCATCACTCCTCCGACTCTGGCACAAGCTAAAGCCGCTGAGGCAACATTGATTCCTGGCACATATACCGTTGGAGAGGAGCTCAAGTCTGGGCGATACACGGTCAGTTCTACTTCAGGCACGGGTAACTTTCTCAACCAGCCGAAGAAATCAAACGGACAAGACGTCAATGAGATTTTGGGATCAGATGAGTCTGCAACCACATCTGCCGTAACAGCCACCTTTAAAAAAGGCGACCAGGTTGAGATTTCCGGCATGACATCAGCACACTTTGTGCCCGTAACATTGCGTAATAAGAAAAATACCAGCAGCCTCGGCACGGGATATTGGACTGTTGGTAAGGATATCAAGAAAGGCAAATATACGGTGTCCCCAGCAGCAGGCGCATCCGGTAACTTCTTTGTTCAACCTAAGAATCTATTTGGCACAGACATCAATGAAGTTTTAGGATCCGATTCATCCGCTGGTCAGGTGCCAAAGGTAAACGTCAATTTGAAAAAGGGTGACACCGTGATTATCGGAGGAATGCCATCCGTCTCATTCACAAAACGATAAGAAACTACAATCATGATAATTGATAATACACAAAAAAGTCCTTCCCCCACGCAAGCGGCGTCCCCGTGCAAGCCGGAGAGTGGGGCTTGTATCGTACACCAATAAAGAAGGTGATCCATCATGCTCAAAAAGGTAATTGCCATCTTACTCATCGTTTTGTTTGCCGGTGCAACGACAGCTTGCGCTGGTGATCAAGATGTCGATCAGTTTAACTGAGTGTTGGCTGGATACAAAAAAGCCCCGCCTGATTCAGACGAGGAGCAAGTATGATAAAAATACACTTTAGAGTTGGAGAATGCAATGAAAGAAAAACCGAGCACACACTTAATAATTGATCTTCAAGAGTTTCTTGATGACCTTCCGCATCTATCATCAGCCTCAACCTATTGGCTTGTCCGAGCCAATAAGGGAGATTTCTACACTGACTTCGCAATGAACAGTTACATTGGAATTGGTTGGAATGAAGTAACCCTGGACGAAATAAAATCAACTAACGGATCAGTTGATGTGATGAAAAACATTATCGCTCAACACCACTCCAATTTAATTTCTGGTGACAAGTCAACTGATAAAGATCTTGAAGACGAATTACTACAAGCCACCGAAGAAGGCGATGAAGGCAACATAAAGTCTTCTGTAGCACTTTCTAGTATGACTAGTCAACTATTGAGGTTCACGAATCAGCTACATATTGGCGACATAGTCATAGTTCCAAATAAGGGCTCAAATCTATTCCTTGTTGGAAGAATTACTAGCGAACCCCACGAGGTCAACCCCGCATCTGATAACGATAACGAATTGACGAGATACCTCAAATCAGGTTATAAAAAGCGTCTAGATGTTAACTGGATTGGAAGGTTTAGCCGTGACAATGCTGATTCTTCTTTGTATAAGATGATTTTTTCACAACACACAATCAGCATTGTCAACGACTATGCTACTGTTATCAATCGGGCCGTATTCGATGCATACGTACTAGATGAGAGCGAACTACACCTTACCTATCACGTTACAGCAGACACCGATGTAAATGCCGGTCCTCTGGGTCAATTTCTCTACCTTCTATCGGATATTAACGGAACTCTGACTGGATCAGACAGCGATCTTAAAATAAAAATTAACGTTCAGTCTCCTGGCCCAGCGGAAAGCACAACTAATAAATTATTAGCCGGCGCAGTCACCTTTGCCCTAATTTTTTGTGTTGGTGTTGTAGGCTACGCTGGGGGAGAGGTAACTCGCGAAAATGGCAAGCTTACTTTTAAAAGTTCAGGTGTTGCAGAGCAAATTCGCAAAAATAAAGATCAAGATGCCAAACTAGAAAAAACGCGTGTAGATGATGACACAAAAACGTTAAATAATGAAACGAAGGCATACAATTTAGCAAAAGAAACTGGCGTTCCGATTTCTGAACTGGGTATTGAACTACCAGAACGAGCAACAAAGGCACTCCAAAAACAAGTCGACGAGTACCGCGCAGAGCAAAAAAAAGAGGCCTCCAAAAAGGGCGACCCCGATATTAATAACTCAGATGTAGATTCTGACACAACTGATCACAATAACTAGACTGACTGTGAGAGCAACTGAAACGAGCATGTAATTTTTTACTTTTGAATATCGAAGTAACCATTTTGCGAGAGGATAGTAAAGGATTGCGGCGACGAAAAAAATAATCATCATGTACCCAGAAAATGTAGTTATCAGTCTAAACATGATATCCCCTCCTTGACACTTATCCTGAACTATCCCATTTAACAAGTCAATAAGAAAAACGCCTACCCCTCATCTTGGCGGACATGGGTAGACGCCTAACAAATAATCGGAGCAGCAAGGCTCTTTGTATACTCAATTTTACCAGAAAAGGAGGAAGATTGCATGGCACAAATCTCAAAATCCGCGAATGGATCCTGGGCCTTTCGTGCATCCACTGGCAGAGATGACACAAGGCGCCAGGTATACAAGTCGGGGTTTAAAACCCGGCGCGAAGCAACAATTGCCGCTGCCAAAATAGAAGAAGAACTCGACTCGGGAAAGATTGTCAGTGATCCGACATTTGCAGACTACTTCGACAAGTGGATTGAGGCTTATAAAATTGGCCGCCATTCAGAAGTCACTGACGAATGGTACACGATTGTCGCCGGTTACATCCGAGAATACTTCAAAGATACCAAGCTCTCAGTCATCGATAGAACCGCCTATCAGGCGTTTCTGGACTGGTTGGGTACAAATCCTCGTAAGCGAAGCGAGCAGCCCCTATCACGCTCCACAGTAGCTCGTGTGAACTCCTACTTGCGAGCCGTGTTGAAAGATGCCATTGAAGATGGCCTAACCAAACATGACTTCACTCGTCGTGCCATCATTTCTGGAAAGCCTGCTAAAGATCCATCCGCTAAATTTCTTTCTGTGGAAGAATTCAAGCATGTTATTGAGATTGCTGACCGCCATGCAGACCTATCCCATCTGAGCAACTACGTCGTCTTGATCATGGCCTACACTGGGGCGAGATTTGAAGAAGCAATCGGTATCAGCTGGGATCGCGTCAATTTCAAGGAACAGACAATTACTATCGATCGTTCTTGGCAGTATAAGAAGCGGAAACAGCACGATAATTTCGGCGGGCTGAAGAATGCACAGTCATTGCGCACAGTGCCAATCCCATCCCAACTAGTACTGATCCTGAAACGCCTACGAAAAGAACAGCAAGAGAATGCACTCAAAGATGGTTACCGAGATTCAGACAACTTGGTGTGCCGAAATGACCGGCACCGTGTTGTGACCAACGAAACCGTCAACAATACTGTCAAACGCCTTTGTGGCTATGCCAAGACAAAAAATGTCATCACCAGCCACGGCCTCCGTCACTCGCACGGATCGATGCTTCTATTCGCCGGTGTCGATATTATGGCCATCTCGCGACGCCTTGGTCACGCCAGTATTCAGATTACAATGCGTGTCTATTTGCATGAAGTTGATGAGATGAAGCAACGAGACGACAAAAAGATTATTGATGCTCTAAGCACCATTTAA